CAGTAGTATTTTGAAGACTACCTTCAGTCATCATCTTAAATACAGGACCTCTAGCACGTGCGATAGCTGTACGAAGTGGTCCAAGAACCTCATCAGACTGTCTCATGGTAGGAGACGTTGTGATTTGGTCAGTTGTTTCGGGATCCACAACAAGGTGATAACCATGTATACACTCAAGATACATGGTTTTAGCAGCTCCACGAGCAATAATAAGATACTGTTTCTTGGTTAATCGCTGCTTAACTCTTTTTGTTACATATCGTCCAGGTCTTCCTTCAACACCTCGGACATATACTGTACGATCTATGAAATAATACCATCCGTATAGTTCTTCGGCCCACAATTTAAACGAATCCAATAATTCCATCGTAGAACCATCAGTTAAAGTAAGTTCAGAATTACAAAAATCTATGAATCCATCTATAGCTTTATCGTCATAATAATAATGAGGATCGTCTATAAGTTCATCGATTCTCTGCATTTCCATGGCGATATACTCGTTTACGGGTATTTCTCCATTAAGTACTCTTTCTCTAAATTCTCCGTAATGTTTTGGAGTCGCTGTATTTGATAACATGTCTTACTCCTTATCTATACTTCGGTGCTTTCTTCATTTTAGCAAGTCTTTGCGCATTAATTGCTGCATTCTCCGCTGCCAAATCTTTCTTGCTCATCTTTTCAGGATTATTTTTAGCATTACAAACTCTTATAAGTGTCGTAAGTCTGTTTAAATGCCATTTTTGAAATTCTATTGGAATATTTAGAGCTATCATCTCCCAATAAATAACTTCTGAAGTCATTATATCTTTATTTAACTTCTTTTTCTTATCTTCCTTGAACCATGTAGCAGTCATCGGATCATTAATATATTTCAATATTTCATTAATGTCGTCAGTAGTTAAGCAAAGATAAATATTTGGATCTGGGTTTTGAGGAGATATTGTCATACATTCAAAATAATATAAAACCTTTTCAGTTGTATCAAGTGCTTTTTCAACCAAAAACGGTTTTTTGAATTTTGCTTCCCATTTAGAGACTGAAAGCAGAGAATGCTCCAAGACTAATTTCGTCTCTTTGACGTTGATGAAACGACTAGTGTTCTCATCGAACAATTCCCTCGCCTTTACTGTTATTGTCTTAGGCATTCTCAAATCCTCCAATCCCACACAATCATGTTATTTTATTGTAAAGTTCATCCCTCAGCCTTGTTAGCATTGATGACGTCAAAACCAACAAGTTTGTTGAATGCTTCAGGATCTGCGTTTTTCATATTATCCTGCAAATCTGACGGAATTACAGCATTTACAAAGTCTGACATGGCTTTTTCTCCACCAGTAAGGAATTCCATGATAAGAACATCATAAGCCGGATGATTTCGAAACTTTTCACGAACATCATCATTCTTAATGAATAATTCCCCATCTTCGCTCTTCTCGCCATAACAATCAAGAATAAATTCTTCAAAATATGCGAATAATTCCTTCTTGTCCTGCGTTTCAAACATCTTTTTGAACTTCATAGCAAGACCACCGTCTGCCATGAATTCCATCCTAGAAATCTCAGATCTCGTAAGATTGAAATAGAAGTTCTTTGTCTTTTTTTCCCCGTTGTAATTGGTGTAAGTAATTGCTTTGATTAACATGGTGACTCTTTCCTCCTTTGTTCTGTTTAAAAGGGAGAGCCCATAAGGACCCTCCCACTACCATTTTGATGTTTCTTACGATCAGCCGCCGACACTATTCGAGTTGAACAGGCCAATAACTTCATCCGGCAGCGGCAGACGTGCGCTGGTGCCTTCAGTCTTGGTATAGTATGTCTTGCCAGACTGCGGAGTCTGATCCTCAGTTGCAACATACTCATTGCTGACCTTCTCATAGTAGGTTGTACCTTCGGTGAAAGTCTCACCAGAGAACTCTGTATAAGTATCATCAGTACCGTACAGAATACCTTCCAGCTTCTTCAGCTTAGTATCATCGACATCCTCGGAATCGATGGTAAGCAGACAGGTATTCTTGTAACCTTTGACTGCTACCGGGATACCCTGCATTTCCCAAGAAAACTCGATCGCTTCCGGACTATCATTTACAGTGCTGTAAGATCTCTCAGACGGAGATGCCGTCAGACCGTACACCAGATGCAGTTTGTAGCCATGATCATTATTTTCTGTATCATTACCTTTGATAGATCTGTAAGAGAAACCAAAGGTCTTACGAGCCTGCTGATAAACTCTTACACCAGTAGCCGGGAATGCAGAACCATCCAGCTCAGCAAACTCAGGCGGATAAGCATACGCCGTTACAGTCTGAGCATACTCTTCTGCAGATCTCAGAGACAGATACTTGATGTTATCTGCATACAGTGCAGTCTCTTCCGCACCAGACGGAGACTCGGTCACACCAGTGATACCGCTCCATGCGAAACCACTGTCATACTGTTTTGTGGTGTTGTTGTACGGGTAAACGACGGCATGGTCATCACCTGTTTCATAAAAGTGTTCACCAACCTGATCCCAAACCAATTCCATTTCTTTTTCCTCCTAAAAAGTAGTTGTGAAGACGTCATGATGCAATCCGTCGGCAACATAATGTCTATCATGAGTAAACACTAAGTTTTCCTCATTATACAATATCTTGTCTGCCAAATCACTATCAACGTCATAATAAATTGCTACTATTTCATATCTTTGCTTCCCGAGATAAACCTTGTTATCTGCAAATCTAGTGTCGATTCTCGATCTACTATATCTGATACAAGGATACGTCATCTTTTTGGATGCTGGCGGTTCAAAATATAAATGATCCGAACCCAGAATTCGCCTTAATCGTGCATCCAGCTCAAGCCTGCGGTCCAGTCTCGCCATTGTACACCCCTCCTATCTCAAGAATTAAACGCGGCGGTTCCACAGTAACCGTGTTAACAGTCCACTTAGTTCCCATCCACGTGACGTACTTAATGTTCTGAAAGTTTTCAAAGGCAAAAGCATCTGCCAGGATCTCTATCTCATTAGAGATAACGACATCGTCATTCACCTTTTCTGCAGATTGAAAACGCCGGGAAACGCGATTCACGTCGCCACGGTACGGTCTCTCTACAATTGTTTGCTGCCATACGCTAGGTCTCGTTTCAGATACTGTTTCATATCCAACCATACCGGCGAATTTCATCAATCACACCTCCTACTCACTTCCATTTTGATTATTACACCATGTTCATCGTTTCCATAAGCCTCTGACGTACCTGCTCGTTGGGAGCATTATTCATCAATTCCTGGAGATCTGCTCGAAAGTCTCCGGCACTTGTGTAACGTCCCATGCTATCTCTCCTAGCATTACGCCCTCTCGCGTAGGAACCATAAGAACTATCATTTGCATATGAGCCAGCCATTCGGAAATGCGGCATAGATCTGTAAGATCCACCACCCATAGCTTCACTGTATTGCTCTTCTTCGCACGCTTCGATAATCTTGCAGACGTTCTTTCCAGCGTGAGCCAATTTATCGATAACGTCGAGAGTCTGGAGGTCGAGCGTCTGATTGTCGGCATACCTCTCCAGTTCCTTAACCAATATTTCCTTAAGTTCATAAAGTTTATGCATCTTGCTCACCTCCTTATGCAATTCTTTCAATGTCGAGACTACCATCAATTACATTGATAGTCGGTGTAGGTACAGCCGTAGGGTCACCAACGATACCGCTAATGTACTCTACAGAAACTGTAAAGCAACATCCAATCGGTACATCGATTGTGGCAACAGATTCGACTGCTCCATATGTTTCTACCGCTGCAGGTGTAAAGATACTTCTGCTTCCCTGCCAAACTTCGCCATTAACAAGAATCCCCGTAGCGATCGGGGTGATAGCTCCTCCTGTAGGAATGGCGATGTTACCAGTAAAGTCCAGTTTATACCTAACAAACCTTGCACACGGACTTGTGGATCGACCACGCAGAATAAAAATCCCTGTTCCAGACTGATGAACTACATTACCAGCCGGGCACTTGATAGAATCCAGAAAATTGATCGGATTATTAAGAGCAACATTCTCTACCTGATCTCTGGTTAAATATACTGCCATAGTCTTACCTCCTTACATTCCGCAAGCACAACCAGTATACTGCTGGCAGCAATTCGGATTCTGCACGATGTAAGCCGGTCTCGGAGTCGGCAGAACATACTGCTCAACTTCGTTAGCCAGTGCTCTCTGACCTGCCTGAATAGCCGCGGTCTGAACATCCTGAGATGCCTGCCCACGAGCATACATAAGCTCAGATCTAAGCTGCGCGA